CAAGATACTCGAAAAGAAGTTAAAAGAAAAAGAAGTTGAGAAGAAAGAAGAACCCATCAAAGCAGATAAAGCCGACATCAGAGAAGAAAAACAAACAGTGCAGATATTCCCTATAGAAGTTAACATTGACAATACTAAACAGCCGGAGAAAATAAAGATTAAGAAAACAATCAAGATAACAACAGATAGTAAAGGTAAAATAAACGGTGGGATTATAGAGGAAATTGATAATAAGTTTGATTATAATGAAATACACGATCCTAAAAGTGGAAGATTTGGCAGTGGTGGTAAAAATAAAATTTATAAAAATTCATTAGGAGAGCCTGTATATGAAGCAAGTATTTCAACATTTGGTAGATATGGGGAAGAGGAAGGACATTTAGCATTAAAAGGGGTTGGGGATATACCCGATAAAAAATGGAAATATACAGAAGATCCAATTGAATTAAATAAAATTAAAGAAGAAATGCAAAAAGAAGGATGGGAAGTTAAAAGTTTTGGATATTCTGCATATCATGGTGAAACAAGAGGAGATTTTGAACATATATCATCAAGAGAAGCATATCAAAAAGAAAGAGAAAAAATAAAAGAAGATATTGCGTCAGCAGAGCCAGCTTGGATAAGATATGGCAAACCTCCTAAAAATGGAATATCATATAATTATAGAGATAATATTCCAGAAAAAGGGGTATCGGTATTTAAATCATACATAGGTAAAAGTGGTTCGATTTATCATGAAACTACTGGACAATCGCAAGCTTCTTTATATTCGGTTCAGGATAGACCTAAATATAAAATATTCGGGGAACAAATAGGAACGGGTTCGGATGGTGAACCTGTAATAAAAATGACATCTTATAAAAGGATAAATAAAAAGGATAAAGAAAATGGATAAAGAAAAAAATATAGAAATAAATAATTCAAAAATGAAAAATCAATATATTAAAATGTTAATGGAAGATGAAGATTTAATTATAAAATATCCGAATATAGATGATAGATTAAATTTCTGTAATAAAGAATGGATAGATTTTATTAATAAATCAATAATTATAGATTAACATAGGTTGAAGAAATTGAAAGCTAACTTAAATTTAGAATGGTTAATGTCGTTAATTCCTGTGACTGATTATGCTATTACTTTATTTTACAAAGGAAAAGAAGTTGGTATTAAAGCGCAGTTACAAAGCCGGATAACATATAAAGACAGTTTAATTATTACGTTTAATTCGGTGACATGGAACAATTCAAATATCAAAGCAGACTCCGCAAAGATAAGCAATGAGAAATATAGTAATGTAGTTTGTACGATTGATTTTGGCAAAGAGCATCAGTCAATAAACGGTGACTTTACAATTAAATTCCCTGAAGATTTAATAAGGATTGGATAATGTCAATAAAGCATAAGAAAATAACGTCACTTGTAGACGATCCGAATTATGATGTAAGTAAAGATGAATGGAATCAGGAACATGATTTTGATATGGACGGGATAAATATATCTCATGCCGATCTTGATGATTTAGATTATGCATCGGCGGGGCATACTGGATTTCAACCGGCACTCGGATATACACCGGAGAACGTGGCTAATTTACGGACATCTTTTCAGGCCATACCAGATAACATACATTATCCGTCTGAAAAATTAGTTAAAGATAATCTTGATGTTAAGACAGATAAAATAGTTCCGTCTGATATGTATAATTTTGCAGGTTTAAATGCTATTGGTAATTTAATTGATACCGGTTTAAATTCTCATAAAATAATAACTAAAACAGTTTTAAAAGTAAATTTAATAACTGGATCGGATACGAATAAGTATTTAAAAATTGATTATTTTATGTTTACGGAAAATAACAAATCTGCTCCTGAATATACAAAAGTTTATAAAGACGGCGTTGAAATGGTTTATGGCGTGGGGTGGGCGTGGGGTGCATTAGTTATTGGCAATGATGATACAATGAGGGACAATATACGTATAATCGATTTAACAGGTACTACTTACTCTTTGGAATATACCGAAAGATATAGTCTATATGAACCACTATTAAGATTTTGGGATACTGATGATAGGCGAAATAAAATAATAACCTCTAAGATTTTAGATGGTGGCACAATGAAGCATATTACGTCTGTTACAGAAATAGGACAATATGAATATGATGCTGTTTATCAAGATCGTACAATTGCCAAAACATTTTCTAAATATACGAAATTATCAGAGTATCCTGTAAATTTTAATCTATCTGCTCTCGGATGGCGCATTGAGTTATACAAGGCAGGAAATGTTAATAGTCATTCAGGGCAGGGGTCTTTGAGTCCCGGACACAATAGTAATTTAAATCCTTATCGATCTTATCAGGCTAATTTAATAATAAATCCGGGCTATCGCGGAAGTTATCATGTACGGTTGCGGAATATAAATACAAATATTGTAACTAATTTTTCAAAAAGATATATTTCTGTCAGGCGATACGGAGTATGGAAAAGAGAGGCTGCATTGGATACATATATCGGACATTATACAATGCTAAAATTAGTATAAGTAAGTTGTACATGCGTATGGAGAGAACTAGTTATGATCCGTTTGGGGAACACGTTATGATCCGTTTGGGGATTTTGCTCTCCATACACATGTACAACTTACTTATAGGGTATTCAGATGAGACTATTTGATCTCAAAATTTTCGATCCTAAAATATTTGATACTGGAGTAGAATCACAAATTATTTCTACTGCCAGAAGCGGAGGCGGCGCATCTTACAGACGTAGGAAACAGCCTGAAGAAATAAAGCTTAAACCTGAAGAAAAAAAACAGGTAATAGAAAATATAGTTGTTGAAATTTTACCTATCGTTATTAAGGTTGAATTAAACAACATAGAAATAGAAACTCATTCAGATACGGAAGTATTATGTGAGGCACTACAGCTTAAAATAGAATCCAATAACATCAGCATAGAAACCACACAAGACTACTACGATGAGGGTGAGTCTATTAAATTACTACTGCTATTAGCAGCATAGGAGGATTATGGATTTACAAGAATTGAAAGGTAAGGCATTTGACATCAGGGCAGCAATAGACTTTAAACAAAGTGAAATTGCAAAGTTGACAGAGGAGTATAACAAGATTGCGCCACAAATATTTAAACTTGAAAGCGAAGCAAAAAGAAAATTAGAAGTAGTACAACCAGAACCAGACATAAAGCCAGTCAATGAATAATGAGGAAAAATTATGAATTTCATAATTAAAAAAATATTAAATTTAATTATTGAAAAGAAATTGATGAAGCTTATTAAAAAAGGTAATAAAGTAAAATATTATGATGACGTAAGTGAATCTTTTTTAGAAAAAATAAGAAATAAGGAGGTTGAATAATGGAAGCTGTTTGTATAAATCATAAGTCATTAGTGGAAATAGATGAGCCTAAATTTTTAGGGATGAGCTATATTTGTCCGCTATGCGGTGAAATAAAAGCAATCGATATGCATATATTCAATCCATCGTTTGAATTAAGAGAATGGTTAGGACTGTTAAAAGAAGCTAAAGATTATGAATTTAATCACGGTGAACCTGTTTCTATGGATAAGCATTATGCTGAAATAATGGGATGGAAAATCTAAAATTAAATAATGAACAGTCAATACCCTCTCCATATAGAGAAACAGCAGGAACAAATATACGCTGAATCTATAGGGAAACTATCAAGAGCCATAAACAAGAAAGTCAAGGATGAATACGATAACCTTGACTCCGCTAAATTCGCAGAAATAGAGAACTCTATTTACGCAGAATTAACAAAGCTATATTTAACAACTGAATTTCTGTCAGTGCAATTCGGGAACATCGGGAAACTACTTGACGCCTGGGCATATTCAAAATTAAAAAACTATATCAATCAGGCAATGAGAAAGAACCGGAATAAGTTCTTCTCAATTATGTTTGAGAAAGACGATCCTATCATACAAGAGTTTATGCAGGGATACGTTAAAAAGAATATAGAGCTTGTTCAGGCATTAGGAAAACAGTACATACCGGAGATTACATCACTGGCAAGTAAGACGTTTCTGGAAGGCGGTAGCCGGAAGGACTTGGCTTATGAGATGCTGAAGTTTACGGACGGGAATAAGAATAAAGCAAAGTTTTATGCTTCTGACCAAGTAGGGGACGCATATTCAGAATTTACAAGAGTAAGACAAACTTCTGTAGGAATAACTGAATATATGTGGAAAACTATGGGCGATAATGCCGTAAGAGATGCACATATTGAGCTTGAAAAAATAGGAAAGTTTACATGGAAGTCAGGTGCTGCATATACGGGATTATTAACGAAACCAGGGGCAAAACATCCATCGGAGGATTATCGTTGCCGCTGTAATTCTGAGCCAGTAATAGAATAAAAGGAGAATAGAATGTTTAGCTTATTCAGAAAAAAACATAAGAAAACTTTTGAAGATGAATTTATTACAATGATGAATAAGATGGTTACTCATATTGAATTAAAAATGGATGAGGATAAATGGAATGAATTATGTGCAACTGGACTTGTTATATCAAGTGAATATGAATGGCGTATGTTGTGCAGGCGTTTTATTGATTTAATAAACAAGATAAAAAAGGACAAAAAGAGTAAATGAAAATTAAACTCATAACCACACAGCCACACGGTGCTTGTTCTTACTACCGGTCTTTAGGCGTATTTCAGAAGATCAAAGATTTACAAATAGATTCAACCGGAGAATTTGACTGGTATAATATCAATGACGTTGACTGTATATTCTTTGAAAGACCTATAACAGAGAATCACTTGCTGGCTATAAAGTACGCTAAAGACTATGGTGTTAAAATATGGGTAGACTATGATGACAACTTACTGGAAATACCGACATGGAATCCGATGTTTTCGTTTCTGACAAACAAAACTACACAGGAAGTAATTATTAAATGCCTTAGCCTATCTGATGTAGTCACAGTTCCGACAATAGCACTTAAAGAACAGCTTCAGAAGTACAATAAGAATATCGAAATAATACCAAATGCGTTTAATGACTATAATTTTGACTTTAAATATAACCCATCTGAAAACCAGAAAATATTGTGGCGTGGAAGTATAACACATAGAAAAGATATCCTGTATTATCAGAAAATGTTAGTTGATACAGCCGCAATTAATAAAGACTGGGAATGGAATTTCATAGGGAAGGATATATGGTATATTACAGAACCTATCGCAAATAAAAAAGAACATCCCGAACTAAACATAATACCATACTTTAGCCGAATAAAAAGCATTAACCCGGCAATCTATATAGTGCCGCTTTATCCGTGTGCGTTTAACGAGGCAAAGAGCAATTGCGGCTGGTTAGAGGCTACATACGCGGGCGCGTGTACGATCGCGCCTAAGGTGGAAGAATGGATTAAACCGGGCATAATTAACTACGAGAACAGAGAAGATTTCGGAGTTAAACTTCAGGCGTTAATTGACGATCCCGAAAAGCGTGAAAAAAATTATAAAGCGTCTTACGAGTACATAAAAGCAAACTTACTATTAAGCAAAGTCAATAAACAAAGAACAAAAATACTTGAAAACATACAGGATTATGAATGTCCGATAATAAAACAGGACACAAAGAAATATAATTTTGATTTAAGTAAATGCTTTATTGCCTTGTATACGAACGAATGCAAGTCATATTGTGATGATCAGTTCTTTAATACGTTATTAAATAGTAATGTTGCAGATGCTAAAATATGTTTGGTTGACAATACACTTCTGATAGATTATTTTGAAAAGTTAAAAAATAAATATAAAGGTACAATAGATTATTTTTATCATATCGATGTAAACAGAGAAGACGAAAAGACGTTATTTTTACGAAATGTTACCGACAGTTTAACATTGCTACGGGATGAATTTTTAAAGACAGATTGTGAATACTTCATAACACTCGAAACGGACGTTATCCCACGGGAAAAGAACTGGCTTAATTATTTCATGGAAGTTGTAGACAAGGCTGATATAATAGGCGGTCTATATTATATCAGTTTCAGAGGACAGGAAGCATTATTTGATGATACAAATAATAATTTAATTCCGATTGATCATGTGCTTTCAGGATGTGCTTTATATAAGCGGGAAGTAATTGAAAAGATACCTTTTCGATGGAGTACTGATAATCTGGGAGCGTTCCCGGATGCGTGGATTTGTTACGATTCAAACAGGAACGGAAACAGTTTTAAATTAGCAAACTATAATAAAATAAAATGCAACCATATAGAGCATGGAATAGAGAGGGGACACGATAATATATTATGATTAAACTTAACTTGGGGTGCGGATTTGAAAAGAAAGAAGGATTTATCAATGTCGATCTTGTGGATGCTGATGTTATTGCCGATCTTAATAATAGCTGGGATTTCATTGATTCTGGCAGTGTTGATTACGTTCTTGCGTCAAATATATTTGAGCATCTTACGGATAAAATTCATACGATGAATGAGCTGTATAAGATATTAAAATTCGGCGGGCAGGCTGAAATATATGTGCCTTCTACAGACGGGAGAGGTGCTTTTCAAGATCCTTCGCATGTTTCTTTCTGGAATATCAATTCATTTGAGTATTTTTCAAGCAGTAAGAATTATGCATGGCATTTACTTAATCAGCGTTATGGATTCAAAGGCGATTTTAGAATAATTGAATTAGTCGACATAGATATGCCCGGTAAAATTATAATGACAAAGGCGATACTGCAAAAATGATCTATGATGTGTTTCATTTTAATGATGAACTTGATTTGCTTGATATACGATTAAATCATCATTCTCAATTCGTTGATAAATTCATAATAATAGAATCGACAAAGACATATACAGGCAATCCAAAACCGTGTTATTTTGATCACGTTAAAGAAGCGTATAAATACTTTGACATTTATCATATTAAATTAGATTTTCCTTTTAATGGGAATGATAACTGGAAATATGAACATCTGCAAAGAAATATAATTAAGGGATTCAACTTCGATGACAATGATATAATCCTTTATTCAGATTGTGATGAGATAATAAAAAACGGTCTAATATTTAAAGGATTCATCGGGAACATCTGGTCGCTGCAAATGGATTTATGTTTTTATTATTTTAATGTCAGGCTTAAAGAAATGACTGTAGAGCATGAAGACTATCATTTAAATTCATGCTTTAAAAATAAATTTCACATGGCAAAGATTTTGCCAGCATGGGCGTTAAAAAATTTCAAAAACATATACGAATTAAGACAATATCAGATCGAAAATCCAGTTAATGTCATTGAGAATACAGGATGGCATTTTAGCAATCTGGGAACGCCTGAAAGAATATTCGATAAATTAAAAGCAATATCTCACTGGGGAGAATATAGCTTTCAGGGATTAACAGCAGAAAAAGTAAAAGAGAATAAAGAAAAACTCATTGATCCGCTTGGCCGGGAAGGCTGCGTTTATGAAACAATACCCGATTCAGAATTGCCGGAATACATAATAAAAAATAAGGTGAGGTTTAGTGACTACTTTAGATAAAGAGAAACGTAATATTAAGTATCTGGAATTTGAACTTAATAACCAGTGCCAATACACGCGCGCGCATGAGTGGTGTCCGCGTTCAGTGCTAAAGGATGAACCGTATCAGGAATTGACAACAGAAGTGATAATAGACGGTATGAAACAATTCCCTGATTTTAATGGATCGGTTTATTTCTCGAATTATAATGAACCGATGCTCGACAAAAGAATATATTATTTGATCTCTCTTGTTAAAGAACTCATGCCGAAATGTATGGTACAGATGTATACGAACGGAATCGGAATGAATGTTGAAACCGCAAAGCGTTTATTTGAATCAGGACTGGGAATATTAAGAATGTCCGCATATTCAAGAATGGAATTTGCAAGGCTTGTCGAGATCATAGAGATGTTACGTCAACAAGGAATAAAGAATTACATGGAAGTTGACGATAGAACATATTCCGGCTGGCTGGGACACGATGAAAGAATAAAGATATATGACAGGCAAATGAGTTGCTCAGAACCCTGCTATATGCCAATACAATATTTTATGATTTGTTGTAATGGAAACGTTATTCCTTGTTTTGATGACTGGAAACAAACAGAGATTTTCGGAAATGTTTATAAAGACAAAGTTGATGATATACTCATGAATCCGGCAAGACTTAATATGATCGAAGATTTAAAGCAAGGTGAAAGAATATATATGCCTTGTAAGGGCTGCAATAGACCGACAGAAATGTGTTTAATCGATTATAGGAGCAGTTTAGAATTATGATAAATCCAAAAAAACACTGGTGTTCGTTAATTGATATAACAAATAAGTGTAATCGTAATTGTACTTATTGTACCCGGTATGATCGTCATGTACAGCCTATTTCTTATATTATAGATTTAGACTACTTTGAGAAGGCCTTAATAAGTTATAAAGGGTTTATAAATCCTATCGGAATAATAGGTGGCGAGCCACTTATATTACCTGATTTTAATAAGTATTGTGATATAACAAGAAAACATTTTCTACGTAATCAATGCGTATTGTTTACAAGTATCGATCCGGCAAAAAATAAGTTTAAAGAAGATATAGAAAAGACTTTTGGAATAGTTGCCTATCATCCGCACACAAAAGAACAAGAAGCCAGTCATTATCATCAGCCTTTGACTATTGCAATTAAAGACGTTATTAAAAACGAAAAACTAAAAAATGATTTAATAAATGATTGTTGGTGCGAGCGCAGATGGTGCGGAACAATAACTAACAAAGGCGGTTATTTCTGCGAGGTAGGGGCTGCAATAGCACAGATTCTTAATGTTCCTGGATGGGAAATAAAATCGAGATGGTGGGATAAAGAACCGTCTGAATTTGGCTACCAGAGAGAACTTTGTGAATATTGCGGGATGTGCATCCCTATAGAGCTTCAGTTAATGTCAGATAAAAAACAAAAGATGAGTGTATCTGTAATGCAGATATTACGAGAACGTAATTTACCGCTTGGTGATTGTGAATTATTTGTCAGGGAAATTACTCTTGATGATATTAAAAAAGCCGTACCGAATTGGCATCCTGGAAAATATAAAGATGAGCAGATGTTAGAGAAAGACGAATTTACAACAATAGACTGGAGCAAATATGAAAAATATTGAAACATTAACCTTCGTTTATAATGAGGAGTATCTTTTACCATTCTATTTTAAGCATTATGATTTCTGTGATAGATTGAACATAATTTATGATGTTGATAGTACCGATAAGACAATTGAATTATTAAAAAGCAATCCGAAAGTCAGAATAATTCCATATCATTTTAAAAACATGATGAATGATCAAGAGAAAGTTGATTTTATAAATTCATGCTATGGTAATTTTAAAGAAGATACAAGAATATTAAATATCGATGCAGATGAATTCGTATTCACGGACAGGAATGAGCTGGAAAACTTTAATGTCAATGCGTTATCGGTAAGTCTTTATAATGTTTATAGGCATGTAACAGAACAAAGTTTAAATATTGATTTATCGGTAAAAGAACAGCGCAGACATGGAATATTACAGAATATTTATATAAAGCCTATTATCGTCAAAGCTAATTTAAATATATCTTGGGGAGTCGGGAATCATACATTAACAGGAACAAATGTCATTGATGCAGGAATAATCGGAGCGCACTGGGCAAATGCTGATACTTGTTTTTGTGTTGATCGCAGGGTTAAAAATCGGATGTTAAGGCAGAGCAGATATAACCTTGAACATGGTTTGACAATACAGCATCATAATATTACCGAACAAGACGTAATAAACGAGTGTGAATTACATAAAAATGATCCTGAAGTATTTTAATTAAAAATTATTATTGACAAATAATGCTTAATATATTAGATAAATTAGTTGAGTTTTTTAAGAGATTAAAAGACGAAAAATTCACAGGAGATATTGAAATTCATCTGAATCAAGGTGGTATTCAGGGAATAAAAAAAGTAAGAAAAGATAACATAGAATTATAACCGGATTTTTTCGATCCTTTATAGATTATCGGAAGCCCGTGCAGAAATGCACGGGCTTTTTTATTGTTCAGAATTAAGGTGATATAATGCCATTACCAAAACCTAAAGATAATGAATCGCAAAAGGAATTTATTTCCCGTTGTATGAGTGATGATATTATGAACAAGGAATATTCAGATAATGAACAGCGGGCTGGAGTTTGCTATACACAATGGAAAGAAAAGAAAACAGATTCAATGATAAGAAGTGATAGAGCAGAACTCAAAGCCGTACAGCTTGAAAACGGATTCCTCAAAGCTAAAATTTCCATAGCGCGTCCGGGTGTGTTTCCTTATTTCGTAGACGGTGCGTTCAGGAATGAAGCAAAGCTGCCTGAAGACTTGTTTTCGGCATTTACAGTTGATTCTATCAAGGCAGGAATACCGATTACAGATGACCATCCTGAAGAGAACGGAGAATCGGTACTTGTGGATTCAAATAATTATCAGAAGTTTATCAAAGGGAATATATCGAATCCTCGGATTGAGAATAACGAGATAGTCGGGGATGTTTTAATATACGATGCAGACTTAATCAAGCGGATTATGGATAAAGAACAGAATGAAGTCAGCATCGGTTTTGTATCGCAACTTGAACCTGAGAATGGATTTTATGGCAAAGACCAATACAACATCAGGCAAAAGAATATAATGATTAACCACGCGGCTATGGTAAAACACGGGCGTGCTGGTGAGTCAATTAAAATACACATAGACAGGAGGCAAAATATGCCAAAATGGATCGTAGAAGGTAAAACTTCAGAAACATTAAATTACAGGCGTTTTGACGGTAAAGAAGATATTCAAGTATCTCCTGAAATTTTTTCTGAACTTATAACAATAAGAACTGATGTTAAAGAAAAGAACAAGGAAATTGAAACTTTAAAAGCCGATAAAGACGAACTGAATAAAAAGATTGAACAGTTAAAAACAGACTCCGGTAAGTCGGACGAAGTAAAGAAACTGTCAGGTGAACTGGAAACATCTCAGGACTCAGTTAAAGAATGGAAAAAGAAATATGATGAACTTGATAAGTCCATACCGGAAAGAGTCGCTTCGGAATCCGCAGAAAAGATCAAGCTTATGGAATTTGCAAAGTCCGCTGACATAAAAGTCGATGGTCTTTCAAACAAAGAAATTAAACTTCAGGTAATTGCAAAGGGGCTGCCTTTCAAAGAGGGTACTTCTTTTGACACTTTATCGGATGATATTATCAATGCGAGATTCGATGCTGCCAGTGAATTGTTAAAAGTCAGAGCAAACGAAACTCAGACAAAACAGACGGTTTCTGTTAAGGTCGATGCAAATGAAATTGCAAAGAACAAAGAAACCCGATTAAATATGTATAACAAGAAGGAGGCTTAAAAATGCCTATACCAGTTGAAGGAATGTTTCAGGCTAAAGTACTTAGCAGAGGAAAAGTTGCTGAACATAATCCGATGACAAATATCCGAAGCTATGCTGCTGAAGGCAATGACATCGGATTCGGTTATGCGGTTATGGACGGTACAGACGCCGAAAAGCAGGTAAAAGTTTATTCATCTGCTTCAGGTAAATTCAGGGGTGTTGCTGTTCAGTCAACAGAAGCAAGTGACCTGGATAATAGCGATTATCAGGCTTATGATCAAGTGGCTGTAATGGATCAGGGCGTTATATGGGTATATTGCGAAGAAGCTGTTAATGTGGGCGATGCGGTACGTGTAAGGCATACAAGCGGTATCCCAGGGGCTTTTAGAACTACAGCATCAGCTAATAATTCCGTATTACTTACGGGAGCGGAATGGAGAAGCGACGCAGTAAGTGGAACTACAGCGAAATTATTCTTATCACCGCCTTTCACAATAACAGCGGATACTTAAAATACAGGAGGACTAAATTATGCCATTTGAAACAGGATTATTTACAAATGATGATTTCCTTCAGATAGAGAATACACTCTATACTGTAAAGGAAGAAGAACTGGCACATAGAAAAATATTTAGCGTGAATTCTACTTATGCCAGATACGCAGAAGAAATAGGATACGATTACTATCAGCGGGAAGGTTCTGCAAAGATTCTTGCTAAAGGCGGAAGTGCAAAAGATATTCCGTTTGTCGGTGAGAAAGGCGGAAGAGTAACGCAGAAAGCTTACACAGTTGTAAGCGGTATTCGTTATTCCAAAGCAGAGCAAGAAGCTACTCAGGCAAAAAGGGCATTAGGCAAAGGCCCGGCAATACAGCTTGATACTCTTAGAGTTGCATCAGCAAGACGTTTTATCAATGAAACAGAAGCTAAGATTGCTTTTACAGGAGATACCGAGTACGGTATAAAAGGAATTTTTGATAGTTCTTTTTATGGTACGAACCTGGGAACTAAGGAATCAGTCGCAACAGGTACAGGCGGTTATCTATGGTCACAGAAAACAGCAAGAGAAATTTTAACAGACCTTGAAACAGGGATGAATAAAGTCGAAGAAAAAGGACTTTTTAAAGCGAAAACTCTTGTTCTTTCTCCTCAACATTACAACAGGTTGAGAAAACCTTTCAGCGATACCGGAGATTCAAGGACACTTTTAACATGGCTGAATTCTGAAGGTATGTTTTTTCAGCAGATCGTTGTTACAAACCAGATGTTGAGTACTTATAACGGAGATACATCAAGTTATAATTACTTTATGATACTTGATAACGATCCTGAGATTGTTCAACTTGCGCTTTTGTTTGACATTGAACTCGGCGAACCAGTTTATGACATCGTTGGAACAATGGAACAAGCGGTAATGTTGAAAACAGGCGGTATCATGCTTAGGCATCCGAGTGCCGTGTACATCGGTTATCGAATTTAATCATGGCAGAAACCACCTTAATAGAATTGAGGAATACTCATCCGGCATTAGTTAATGTGTCGGATGACGTATTGAATCAGCACTTAGCAGATGCTAAGAATTATGTTGAAGCGGCAGGATATGCAACAAGTCATTTAAGGTTTTCGGAATTACAGAGATATAAAGCGTGTCATTTAATGGGAATGGCTAATATAGCAAACTCAAATATTAAATCGTTAAGCGTTGCTGATGTGTCAAAGACTTACGGTGGACTTGATAATTACAACAGGTTTAATGCGACAAACTGGGAAGTTGAGTTTAACAAAATACGGTTACAGATTGACGGGTTATGTGACAGATGCTTGTAGACAATAATAAATTTCCTGAACTTAAAAGGAAAATTAAAGAAATGTCAAGACTGGAAGTTCATGTGGGAATACTGGGAAATGCTGAATTAGCAATAGCAGCACGAGCAAATGAGTATGGGGCTAAAATTCCAGTAAGCGAGAAGATGAGAAACTATTTAAATGCTTTAGGGCTTCATCTTAAAAAGACAACAAAATATATTATCATACCGGAGAGATCATTTTTCAGGACAGCTTTTGATTTAAGAAAAAATATTAACAAAGTTGTAAACATAGCAGAGCAGGTTTTTAGTCAGGATTCAAACGTTAAAAATATTTTGGATAAGATCGGACTATATATGATCGGAGCGATACATCAGAAAATAAGATCGAATATACCGCCTGCGAATCATCCATTTACAACAGAACAGAAAGGCGGTAAAAATAAGACGTTGATAAATACTGGGGCATTAGCACAAGGGATAAGTCATAAAATAGTATGATAGACGTTATAAGTGAATTTTTAAGAGATACGACAGTCAATATATTTGAAAGTGAGACTTACAACGGTTCAGGAATATTGACAACGAGTTATGGTTCGGGAGTAGCAAAGAGGCTGGCAGTTTTCCCGGTGACTTTTAAGGACATTCAGAATTCAGGCGAGGGCGGATACACGATGCAGGACAGGAAGTTTTACGAGATCGGAAGCGCGTCAATACCGTTGAAGTCTATTATAAATTTTGAAAGTCAGAAGTATTTAACAGATCAGGTAAGTGACAGAAATTTTGAAGGTACATTTTCTACGTACATAGGAAAGAAGATAGATGATTCCGGCGAGCAGGATTAACGCAGTAATAAGCGGAGTAGGAGTTGCATCAGGACTTAATCTGTCAATGGCAGATCAGGGGGGTCACAAACCAGCGTATCCGTATTTGTCATGGAAAGTCATATCAAGTCAGGAGGAGGGAGCGCATCAGGATATACTAACTTTTGACCATGACGATTATCAGGGTGTTGAGCGATACGAACAGTCAAAGCAGGTATTGAGCTTAACATGTATCAGTCAGGACATACAGGATTTGTGGGCGCGCGCGACACTGGCAAGGCAATGGTTTAAATCAGATGCTTGCAGGTCGGTATCAAGAAGTTTGAATATAGCAGTAAATGTTCTGGGCGGGCAGATTGAAGACAGGACTTTATTTTTAGACACTTATTTTGAAAATCGTTTAGGTTTCGATATACGATTAGATTATTACGGTACTCATACAGACGCAATCGAAGACATAGGCAAAATTGAAATAGTGCCTACAGTCGACGAGGTCGTAGAGAGTACGATTATAATAGAGGAGGCATAAAATGTCTTTCATAAATGATATTTCGATTAACATAACAGCAGGTACGATAGGTCTTGCAGAGCAGAACTTCAGGCCGTTGATATTAGGTTCAGCAGGAACGGCGGCCACAGGGGTTACGATAGCGTCTAAACTTACAGACCTCACATCAGCAGGTTATTTGTCAACAGACGAAGAATATTTAATGGCTTCTGCGATGTTTGCGCAGTCTCCGCATGTTTCTGACATAGCAGTATTCAGAAAAGCAGACGCAACGCCTTACAATACAGCATTAACAGCATTGATTGAGACTTACAATGACTTCTACGGTGTTACGATAGAGTCAAGAGATGCGGCTGATCTTGCTTTAGCAGGTGACTGGGCTAATGGAAATGAAAAGTTTTTCTTTGGTGGCGGTGATGCGGTAGCAGACTTGTCAGGCAGGAACGTCGACCGGGAAGCATACATCATACACACTGAAGCTGAAGATTATCCGGAATGCGCATGGGCAAGCAGAATGCTGGCTAAAGTACCAGGATCGATTACCGGGAAATGGAAAACATTGAGCGGACAGAATGCGTCAACATGGACACTCACTGAACTTAACGCAATAAGAACTGGAAACGGTCAGGCAATACAGGAACAGGCTGGGGTCACGTTTGTAAATGAAGGCAAATGTACAAGCGGTGAGTACATAGACATCATACTTGGCAGGGACTGGATTAAAGATCAGCTTACAGTCGGATTGCTTGGGTTGTTCTTACGGAATGACAAAATACCAATGGACAACAGAGGAATCGCACAGGTCGAAGGCGTTATTAGAGATGTTCTTAAAAGAGCAGGTGATAATAGTATAATAGCAGCAGCGGTTACAGACGCGGAAAAAGCAGAATCAGACGATAAAATATATCTGTATAAAGTTACAGTACCGGATAGGGCTGATATTTCTGCTAACGACAGAGCGAATAGAAATTTAACAGGTGTTGAGTTTAGCTATGTAACGGCAGGGGCGATTCATCACGTAACAATACAGGGGTATATTACCGTATAATTTAAAATAGGAGGCTTAATATGGCAGGCGATTTGATTGGGAGTTATAATCCGGCAGAGGTAGCATTGATCGTTTCAGGATTAAACATATCAGGTTTTTACGATGGGACATTTATCACGTGTGCGCGTGAGGATCCAGAACTTTACAAGGTACACGTGGGCGCACACGGTGAAGTAGGCAGGACAAAGAACAATAACATATCTGGTACGGTGACTTTTACGTTAAAGAAAACATCACCGTCAAATAAGGTACTGGATGTTCTTAAATTGTCTCCGGCTACATTCCCGATACTTGTTAAAAACAACAGCGATTCAAAGCACATGGCAGTCAGTACAGCCGCTTGGATTGGGACTGAACCGGATATCGAATATGCAGACGAAGAATCAGGCGTTGAATGGACTTTAAGATGCTCTGATTTAATTATGTCACATCTATAAAAGAGGTTTATGATAACTAACAAAGTCGTAATTAACGGCAAAGTGTATAAATTACAGCATCCGGGGAATAGGGAATGGCTTAAACTACAGGCTTCTCTCTATAACCCGAAGAATGACACATTCAATCTTGAAACAATGCTGGACTATAGTTTTGAAAATGTAGTATTCCCAGAAACAGGCGGGAAACTTGACCTTGATACTGTTTCACTTGATGATCTGGAGGTCTGGCAGACTGTTTTACCACGATTTCTTAGAGGGCAGCTTGATGCTGGATACGTATGGCCGGATAATAAGCAAGCACTCAAGGAAGGGCGCAAGTTACTACAGGCAGAAGGTTAAACGGGAATGGTTTTTCTGGCGACCTGTAGTATATCAGGTATTAAGTTTTACAGAAGCCGCAGAAGGTGATCCTGAATTATTGAACGAAGCGAATGCGGCTTTAGATAATAAATTTTTAACAGAGAAGGCCGCAAGCAAGAAAAAGAAATGAACATATTCAGGGAAATATACGGCGTTATAAAGTTCAAAGACGAAGCCTCAAAGACTATTGATAAAGTCGATAGCAAAATGGACGGCTCGAAGGCTAAGGCAATTGGTCTTCAAGGGGCTATGCAGGCAATCGGCGGGGCGATGTTTATCAAAAAGACTTTCTCTGCAATAGGAAGTCTTGTTGAACTATCCGCACAAATGGAAGATACCACAACATCCTTTGAAGTCATGCTCGGCAGCGCAGACGCAGCGAAATCAATGCTTGATCAACTCATTAAGTTCTCCGACGTTACTCCGTTTGAAGATATGCAAATTACTGACGCTGCTAAAATGCTCCTCAATTTCGGGATTGCGGCAGATGATATAATGCCGTCAATACAAATGCTGGGAGACGTGTCCGGCGGGAATGCTGAAAAGTTCAGCAGGTTAAGTCTTGCATTCGGGCAGGTTAGCAGTCAGGGAAAATTGATGGGTCAAGACTTGCTACAAATGATAAATCAAGGATTCAATCCACTTCAGGAGATGTCAAAGACTACTGGAAAATCAATGGCACAACTTAAAGATGAGATGAGCAAGGGGCTTGTGTCGTTTGATATGGTGCGTAATGCTTTTATGTCGGCTACCGGGGAAGGTGGGAAGTTTTACAAAATGATGGAGAAGCAGTCAGAGACTTGGCACGGATTAACATCAACTTTATCAGGCGCAATGAAGTCTATCGGGCGAGCTTTCGGGGATATAATAATGCAAGGGCTTAAACCTTTACTTAAAATTTTAATTAAGGTTATACAAGGAATTGTAGCTTTTGCGAAGACTGAAAGAGGTATGGCAATTCTCAAAGCTGTTTTAATTACACTTGTTCCCGTAATAGGGGTTATGTTGGTCGGGGCTTTTTATGCATTAGCAACTTCTGTATGGGCAGCTATGGCTCCGCTTGCTCCGTTCCTTGCGATTGCCTTAGCGATAGGGGCAGCATTTGCAATTCTTTTTCTTGTAGGTCAGGACATATACACTTTCTTTCAGGGAGGTGATTCTTATTTTGGTGACCTGATGAAATATCTGGGAATAACAAAGGACGAGCTTACAGGATTTTTAACAGTAATTAAAGATACAGTAATGAATATGCTAACGCTTGGCGGCCTGCTTTCCTTTGAGAATCTTAATAAAGGCGTTGAAATTATCAAAATTGCAATTCAGAAACTTACTGAATTCAATAACATATTAAAGAATTTAACCGGGATAAATTTCGGGCAGGAAGCGAAAGACATATTGTTAAAGTCGATACCTGGAATAAACCTGCCATTATTAATCAAAGACTTTAAAATGCCGGGGAAAAGTGTAGAAGGCAAAGCAAGCGGCGGGGCCGTGAGTGCGGGAACTCCTTATATGGTAGGTGAGGAAGGGGCTGAATTATTCACGCCGTCACAGGCTGGTTATATCACTCCAGCCGGGTCTTTTGGCGGGGTAACTGTTCATACTCTTGTAGGGTCAATAAATATATCAGTTTCCAATGTTCAGGAAGGTGTTGAAGAAATTAAAATGAAAGTTCTGGATGCGTTAAATGACTTGGCAAGTAATGTATTCCCAACAGCTGCGGGGGTGATGTAATGCCAGTCACGGAGAGAGTAACAAACGCAGTCGGGGGCAGAACAAGGGCAGTATTAAGCAATCTTGCTTATGACGTTCAGCTTGATGTTGTGATAAGTTTTAGCGAATCACAACAGGCAGATGTTACACAACACGCAATACAAAGCGGCGCGGATATTACTGATAATGTAAATAACAGAACTGAAGAATATACAGTCGAAGCTGTTTTAACAGATGACGATTATGATATACTTGATCCGACATCATTAACCAATCCGACGATTAAAGAGCGTATGGATTATTTACTTTTGTTTAAAAACAACAAACAGACTTTAACATATTTCGGACAAGATCAGGATATTGAAAATTTAATAATAGCATCACTCAATAAGTCAAAGACACAAGAAACAGGAAAGGGAGTTAAGCTTTCAATCGGGCTTAAAAAGATAAATGTTGCAACTGCTCAATCAGTTGAAGCTCCGACAACAGCGAAACAGAATTCAGCAAATCAGAAAGGGCAGACTCCGAAAGGAACAAACGGGAAAACAGGTGATGCGACAGCAGGGAAAAATCAAAGTATGTTAAAAGGAATTTTTTAATGGAATTAAGTTATTTACCTTTAACAGCAGATGAGCTTCCGGTAAGTAAGATATTTGAACTTAACGGAGAATTATATAATTTCGTATTTCGTAAGAACGAAAAATATGACAAGATATACTGTGAGATAAGAGACCTTGAAGACAATATAATCTATACGACACGTTTAGTATATGCTGGAGAGGTTGTGCATGCGGTCATAGACGGATTTGAAATTGATCCTCTTGTGCCGTTTAATTTTAATGACTTATTTACTGATAAGATTTTAGAGACTGTTTTTAACAGTACAAACATGGATAGGGTTAAGATACATGTCATTGCCTGATAAAGCACTATTCAGAAAAGTATGTGAGTTAAATATCGGAGGGTCATTATTTACATACCCGCCTTTTTCAATTGAATTTGAACAGTCGTTTAGCATGAGTTCTGCGGCTGTGACAAAGGCAAGACTTTATAATCCAGCTCCTACAACAATAAGAAAAGCTGAAGGAAAGAAGAAAGGCGATACAAGAGAATTTGCAGCAGTTGAAATAAAGGCAGGATTTGAAAACGATTATGGAACAGTTCTAACAGGTGAGATAAGCGATTATAGAGTATACCGTCAAGGCGTTGACACGGTACTTGAATTAACGATCGGAGACCTTACAGGGACTTTGTCAAATGCGGACGTAGGAAAGACTTACAAGAATCAAACTATGGGAAACGTCATAACAGATATGATCAAGACTGTAGGTGCTAAAGGACAGGTTACATTATCAGGTGATAAGCCAATGAAAGCCTTTACCGCCGGAGGCTTTAAAGATTCATTTGAGAACCTTGTATCTGAAGCCGGGGCACAGTATTACATTAAAGACGGTGTTATAATGGTTGAGTCAAGGCCTGTCAAGAAGTCAATAGCTTTTATATCGCCTGAATCCGGTCTTGTGGGCGGTATTGAAAAGAGTCTGGAAGGATACAAGTTTAATACTTTATTTTTATATAAAGTTCAGGGCGGGAGTGTAGTGCAGATCAAGGACAATTTTTTTGACAAGACTTTCGTACAGATTACGGAAGCGAAAAAGAAATTTTCAACATTTGGACAGTCTGAATGCGAGTTTAAGGCGGTTGAAGTATGAAATATATTGAGTTCATAGAAAAATTCATAAACCGTAAATTAAGATATGTTCAGACCGGACTTGTATGTAAAATTGAAAAATTTGATACTGCGAAATGGCGGGCAGACGTTAAACCGCTGATGAAATATAAGAACGCCTATGGAGTTGAAACTGAATATCCGGTATTAATAAATGTTCCAGTCATAGTACAAAAGCAAGGTAACTATTTTATTAAACCGAATTATGCCAAGGGTGATCTTGTATGGGTAGGATTTAGTACATTTGACATTGAAAATCCGGTTCAGGAATACACAAGGGCAGAATCAGAAAAGACGCACATGCTGCATAATGCTTGTGTCCTGGGTGCGATAGTGAAAGAGAATTACTCGGCTACAATAGCACAGAAGGAATCCGGTCTTGTGATGGGAAAGTCAAGTGGAACGGCTGAACCTGCAATCAAAGGAAAGACTTTTCTTGATGCGTTTAATACATTTTTGGACACGGTTTCTCAAATAGTACCGGGGACAGTTGCACAAAATGCAGTAGCATTAACGGCAATTAAGACAGCAGCGACAATTTTAAAAGGGCAGATAGAAACATTTAAAAGTCAGGACGTTAAAATAACATGATGACATTTAGCATACATAATAATGATCTGGTTTTTTCGGATAGAACATTAACTGAACTTACCGGAGTTGATGCTTTGGCTGAAGTCATAGAATCACGGTTAAAACTCTGGAAAGGTGAATGGTTTTTATCGTCTGACAGCGGAGTTGATTATATGACACTATTTGAGAGCAAACAGTTGTTACAGGAGAAAGCAAGAAAAACGTTAAAAGATGCAATTACAGCCGATTCAAGAGTATTAAGACTTAAAGAATTAAATGTTACTTATGACAACACGACAAGAACAATGACAGGATATTTTAACGCGGAAACAACTGAAGGACTTCTGGAGGGAACAATATGAGTGGTTTAGTTTATAAAGCAACTAATATAATAAATAATAACATATATATAGGGAAAACATTGTTAGAATTAGAAAAAAGAAAACAAAGACATTTTATTATGAGTAATAATAATTCAAATTTATATTTTCATAGAGCAATTCATAAATATGGGAAAGAAAATTTTCAATGGGAAATATTATGTGAAACAGATTCAGAAAGTAAACTTAATATACTTGAAAAATTTTATATAGCTTGTTATAGAAAAATGGGTAAAGTTTATAATTTAACTAACGGTGGAGAAGGGGCATCTGGATTAAAAATGTCTGAAAACCACAATGAAAAATTAAAAAATATAAATAAAGGGAATACATATCGTAAAGGTAAATCCCATTCTAAAGAAACTAAAGAAAAAATAAGTAAATCTTTAAAGGCAAAAAAAAATATTCCATGGAATAAAGGGACTAAAGGAATAATGAAATCATGGAGTAAAGGTAAAACTGGGGTTTATTCCGAGGAAGTTATTCAGAGAAATAGAGAATGGCATAAAGGTAAACTTGCAGGAGAAAAACATCATTTTTATGGAAAGCATTTAAGTGAAGAACATAAAAATAAAATACGTAATGCTTTAAAAGGTAGAAAAAAAGGCATTCCATGGACGCAAGCCAGAATTGATGCTCAAAATAATAGAAAAGAGGTATTAAAATGAGTGTTTTCGGTGTGACGGATAGCGGGTTTGTCCTCAAAACCTATGATGATATAGTAGAAGAAGCAAACGACAAAGCAAAAGAGCTTTTCGGAAATGATGTTGAACTTTCCGAGTATGGTGCAGTAGGACTTTTTAATCAGCTTATGTCAAAGGCTTTATCGGATTCATGGGAAGACTTTGAAGACTTATATGCTTCAATGTTTGCAGATACCGCTGAAGGGGTGAGCCTTGACAGAGTATGTCAGCTTGGAGGTATAACGAGACGGCCAGCGACAAAGGCACTTGTTTCTTTAAGCATAAGCGGAACAAGCGTGGAAGTGCCTCTGGGATTCTTGACTCAGACATCCGGTGGGATACAATTTGAAACTATAGGTTCAGGAACTGCGGTGACATCAGGTGTCAATATTGAAGCAAGGGCGATTGTCGCAGGTGAAACCGGAGTCGTGCGTGCGGGGTCGCTTGTTGAAATTGTTAATCCTGTTTCCGGTATAGATGGCGTTTCAAATCCTGCGCCGTCAACAGGCGGGCTTCCGATTGAAACAGACTATGAGTTAAGACAAAGATTTATTGAGCGTCAAGAGCAGGGCGGGTCTTCAGTGCCTGCGATACTGAACGCTTTATATGATGTTGACGGTGTTATTACAGCGAGAGTATACGAGAATGACACGGATGCGACAGTTGACAGTTTACCGCCTCACTCTGTTTATTGTGTAGTTGGCGGGTCGGCTTTAGATGTCGATATAGCAACTGCAATATTTAACGCGAAGCCTGCGGGAATTGCGAGTTATGGAAGTGAAACTTATTATGTGCTTGACGAAAACGGAGACAGCCACTTAATTAAGTGGGGCGTGCCGACAACTAAGTATATAAATGTTATAGTAAATATAACGAGTAATGCGGAATGGGTATCAACAAATGAGACAGCAGTCAAGACAGCAGTAGTTAAGGCTATAGGCGGAGTCGATACGATAGGTACGGTAGCGACAGAATACGAAGGCTTGGGAGTAGGTGTAGACGTGAGGACATGGAATATAATTGCGCAGTTTGACGATATAACAGGGATAGAATCGACGCCTGATATTAAGATTGCGTTTTATCCTACTACTCCAACAAGTTCGGCAAAATTAACAATCGGAAATAATGAAGTTAGCCGATGTGATAATCCGGGATATATAACAGTGGTGGTCACGTAATGGCAACAATAGACTATTTACAATATGTTCCGCAGTCATGGTTGAACAGGGAAACTACGAGTAATTTCGGCAAGTTGTGGACTATTTTTTCAGAGCAACTTGACGAATTACTCGGTCAGATTACGTTTTGTTATATGCTTTTCCTGATAGATACAATGACCGGAAAGAACCTTGACCAGATAGGGAAACTGGTTAATGCCACGCGCGCGGGCGGGCAGACTGACGCGAGTTATAGAATTGATCTTTATATAGCAATTGCAAAGAACATATCATCAGGTTCAATACCTGACATATTACGAGTATGTAATTTATTTAAAAATGATCCTGCGGACACCGTGAGGATACAGGAAATACCGCCTGCAAGATTTCAGCTTTATACTAATATGCTTGAACTCGTAGGAGATGAATCTGATGTTTTAATGGATAGTAAAGCCGCAGGAGTGGGAATGAATATAAGTTATTCAGAATCATTATATCCGTTTGTATTTGAAGGTGATACATCCGGTTTAGGATTTGGTCACAGTACAGAAGTTTTGGGCGGGGAGTTTAGTTATTCAATTTAAGGAGAAATAATATGTCTTTTAATGCAAAACCACTATATATACCAGAATTCGCAACAACAGATTACACTGATCCTGGCGGGCGTGTAAACGTCACAGAACCTACTACGGACGAGAAAGAAAAAGGCTGGCAGTATCTTCAGAAACCCGGTTCAAATAAAATGAACTGGATTCATAGAGGAAATTATTACTGGATAAATTACTTTAACCAGTTCTGGAATAGTTCACATCAGTTTTTAATCAATGCAATAGACTCTGAAGGCGGGGCAGGTATATCCGTACTTGATATAATGAAAGTCGATATAATAAATGAATACACAGGAAGTGCAGGTGTAACGATTGAAGGAATAACTCTACTTGACGGATATGTTAATGAACCATTAGGAATTAAAGTTGCTCCGGTAGCTGGGACAAATTTACACATTCATCAGGAAGACTCAGCGGCATCTGTATCACACTTTACGAATTCAACAACAGGCGCAACAGCCGCAGACGGACTTGACATTGGTCTTGACGCATCCGAGCAAGGCAGAATCTGGAATTACGAGAATACTGATATTGTTATCGGGACGAATAATACTGAAATGCTATTGATCGATAATGCCGGAAATATCGGCATTAGAAATGGCATCCCGTTATATATTTATTCAGCAGGTAATGACAAATATATATCGTTAATACATAATGATACAAATGCGTTGATAAGCACAAATTCAGGAAATATTTACACTGATAAACCGTTCGGCATCGGTGTCACTCCCTCCAACCCTCTCCACGTCATGTCAACTACAAATCCACAAGTTAGAATAGGATATGATGCTGGGAGTTATGCAACGATAGGAGTTGCAGATGGAGGAAGTTTAATTATTGCAAGCGGAGAAGCTACTGGGGAAATTAGTTTTTATCCAGGTGCAACTGCTCCAATAGTTAATATTTTTTCTGCTGGTGCAACTGCATATTTGAGAATACTTTCCGCAGACGCAGGAGAGTATATAACAATTCAACATAACGGAACAAATGCACTGATTGGTACAGCAGGTGCAAACGCTGGCAACATCGTAATAACCAACACAACGGAATGCACGGGAGCAGATACAGGTGCTTTACAGGTAGATGGTGGGGCAGATTTCGCTAAACATGTAAATATGCAGACTGATTTACTTGTTGGCACTAATATTATTTCTACATCGGGATATTTAAAGAGTGGGAAAGGAAGATGGCCAACAAATTATATACATGAGACTAATGATCTTGGATTTATATATGATAGATTAGCTCCAGCTATTCCTAATGTAAATGATTTAATTGTATTGCATGGAGTTATAACAAGTGCAGCTGATTTTTATTTTCTTAGTTATGCAATTAGGGCATCATCAACTACAATTACTATATATTATGCAAGATACGGCACTTTCGATATTGCCACTGCTACTATTGCTACAAGTACTGCAGGATCTTATGGTATATCAATGTCTTGGTAATACTATATCCCGATAAGATGATGATAATAATAAGCCATCCACAAAGTTTCAGAGTATGAAAATGATTCTATAATTTTAAAATGTTTATTTATTTTTTTTATATCCCATATATTCTGAAATGAAGTGTCATAAAATAAATCAACATTAGGAATATAAACTATTGCATGATATGTTTTAGAATTAGTTATAGATACAACTACTAATTCAGAATCAATATTCAATTTATTCGATAATAAATACATTAGCATAATAGATGAATCTTCACAATCTCCTAACATCTTATTTATTATACTACGTCTATTGAATGTTTCTTCTGGCAATTGCCAATAATCTTTTTTATCAACAATGTATTCAAATTTAGAAGTTACATAATCATAAGCTTCTTGAATATTTTTCATTTCCGGTATATCATTCTCAAAATCATAATCATACACATTCCCTATCTCTATTTCTTCAGCTTTTCCATATTCCATATCACAAGCTGTCATCAATCCTATTAATACGACCATAACTGCAATAAATTTTTTCATCTTATAACCTCGTTCAGAATAATTTCAATTTCCCTTAACTCCGATCTTACTGCCCTTAACTGCCCGCTTGCATAT